CCCAAAAATAGCCCCGGAGGCATTTTCTGAGAAAACATTCTATTCTGAACTGGGGTGAAACATGGACGAGAATGCCGAAAGGGTTATTGAAACTCTGTATGATGTGGATGAAAAAAATTTAATCCTGAGGCGATCGAACGGAACTGTAATCGGCGAAGGCACTATCGGTAGTTCACAACCGCGAATCTCACAGCTACTCAAGTATAATTACAACGCCACGGCCACACCTCCGCCCAGTTCGAGTCAAGTTCGTACTGACGGTGACGATGCGCCAAGTAATACGTTGCTGTGGATCCATCGAGTAGATAATGAGAATCGAGATCTTAAATACTTGCTTATGCAGCTTAAAGCAGGCGATTCAATCTACATGCAGGATACACAGAATGCTGATAGTTATGCGATCTATACCTTGCTTGAAGATCCGGTAGATGCTGGCAATTACGTTACTTATTCAGTTGACTGTAGTGAATTTAGTGGCGTATCCTTGGTTGGAACGGCAATTTTAGTTGGTGTATAGAAAAGAAAGGAGGTCGCGTGCCAGCGAGGAAAAGAAAATTGGAACTTGTTCAAACTCGCCGTAGACCCGCGACCACTCCTGAGAGTCGTGAGAATGAGCTGGTTTCTCAAGCACACGATCTTGCTGAGAAGCAGATTCGAAGTGGAACAGCTTCATCGCAGGTCATTACGCACTTCTTAAAGCTTGGTTCGACTCGTGAACGCCTTGAACAACAGCGACTTGAACACGAGAACGAACTTACACGTGTAAAGATCGAAGCACTTGAATCTCAGAAGCGTGTAGAAGAGCTGTACATGGAAGCGCTCACGGCAATGCGATCGTATGCGGGAGATTTGACACCTCCTGAACCTAATGACGAAAGTTAGAACATATTCTGAGCTTCGTCGATTAGAAACGTTCGAACAACGATACCAGTATCTTCGATTACTTGGTGTCGTCGGAGATTCGACATTCGGGTTTGATAGAATGCTTAATCAACGATTCTATCACTCAAACGAATGGAAAACACTCCGCAGCTTCGTAATAACACGGGATAATGGTTGTGATTTAGGAATCCCGGGGTATGAAATTTATGCAAATCTGTTGATTCACCACATGAATCCGGTGTCGTTAGATGATATTAAGCATGGCGGGGATTTGATTCTCAATCCTGAGTTTTTGATAACCACAAGCCTTCAGACACACAATGCCATCCATTATGGTGATGAAACTCTTCTTCCTAAAGGTCCTGTCGAACGAAAAAGGGGTGATACAACGCTCTGGTAGGAGAAAAATGAATCCGTCACGGCTCGTCAAGGAACACCCAGCGGAAACGGCAATGCCGCTCGCAACAGCACTTGCCGCGCTTATCGGAAACCTATTTGGACTTGAAGATACAGATACAATACTATATTTGGCCTTAGTACTTTCGTTTATACCTGCTGTAGTTACGTGGATTGTTAATCTTACCAGGCATGAGCCGAATGATAATCCACCTAATACTGACACTCCAGCTACCTAATTGGGATATTCCGTGGGCAGGTATAGGTGGTTTTCTTTTAGGATTAGGCAGTGCATTAAGCGGGTATGCCGCAATTATGACTGCAAAAAGTAATATTAAAAAATCGACAACAGAAAATACGGAGGAACATCCGAATGCGTAAGATCATCGCGCTCGTCGCTGCACTACTTTCGTTTGCAGCATTTACGTCTGTAGCGCAGGCGAACACCACAGACTCTTGTGTTGATTTCGGGTCTGGTCAGAATAACTGTTTCACGACTACGTCTGAGAGTGACGTCGATTTCGGTACGGTGCACATGGGTAGGTTTAGTGCCGGTACCTTTACTCTTGTCTGCACCGATCACTGGAATACGTTCGTGAAGCAGGGTCGTATTCTCAAGAACGGAACGCGCAACTTCTTTATCGAGGGTCTGTTTGGTCTGCGTAATCCTGATTGCACGCTTAGTGCTCATGCAATTTCCACAGTCAGTGGGAAGCGAGCGAGTGCCAGCGTAACACTGATCGATTAGGTAATCGGGTCTGAGGTCTCGGCGATTGAGGAGGTGATATGAAAAGCATCTCAAAAGTTACTGCGTTTGTGGTATCAGGATCGCTAATGGCAGCTGGAGCTGGATATTTGGGAGCAGCAGCACTGAGCCAAGGAGCGAGTGCGCCACTTAAAACAGTAACTGTCGATGTTGGTACAGGAGTACCAGGACCTCCTGGATCGTCGGGACCTCAAGGCCCAGCTGGACCAAAAGGCGATACAGGAGCTCTAGGTCCACAAGGACCTATCGGAGAAACCGGTCCCCAAGGTCCGGCCGGTCCACAAGGATCAAAGGGAGAAAAGGGAGAACCAGGACCACAGGGAGTACGAGGTCCGATTGGAGAACAAGGACCACCTGGGCCGCCTGGACCAGCAGGAACTGATGTATGCGCTGGAGCACCAGACGGATATGAACCGGGAATTTTACAGATTAACGGTGCTGGTGGACAAGTAAAGATCTTTACATGCATTGAACCGGAGGAGAATAAGTGACCGCTGAGCGAACCATCGTGGAGCAGGATACGCAGGAGTTTGACCCCTTTGCAGAAGAGCGAGAAGAGCGAGATCCAAACGCAGATCCCGAAACTGGACCTGACGCTCCCCCCGTCCCCGCGCCGGAAACCGACCCAGATGCAGTTCCACCCGAGGAGGAAGGAGACGACGACGATGACGGAGAAGGAAACGGAGAAGACGAAGGCTGAGGCCCAGGCAGAAGAGAAGGAAAAGCCCGACGCCGGTCAGAAGAAGTATGACGGTGGAAAAATTCCTCGGGCATCAAGTAAAAGTTAATCAAAATAAAGTAGGTGAGATAAAATGGAACCAAGTATTCTTAACAGTGTAAAAAAGGTCTTGGGAATTGCTGCCGAGTATCTCGCATTTGACCAAGATATTATGATGCACATTAATACCGCTCTTGCCACTCTCACTCAGCTAGGAGTTGGACCTGCTACTGGTTTTACAGTAGATAATGTTGATGATGATTGGTCTGATTTCGTAGATCCTACCGATCATCAGTACAATGCAGTGAAATCGTACGTTTTTCTTCGGGTTCGAATGCTCTTTGATCCTCCCCAGACATCATATCTTATTAACGCCCAAAATGATCAGATTAAAGAGCTCGAATGGCGTTTGAATGTCCATCGCGAAGAGACGGGATGGGTTGATCCTGATCCTGATGTCGAAGTTGCTTAGGAGGATAGATGGCTGAGAGAGAAAGTGATCAAGCGGAACGCGATCGCAAAGACGCAGAGATCGCTGAGGAAAATCGGCAGAGGCAGATCCGACAAGGTGTCATCAAGGATGATAAGCCCAAGCCTAAGCATAAGCCGAAGAAGGAAGAACCAAAGGAAGCAGAATCGGAGGCGTAAATGAGTGCCGCCGAAGTCGTAAGTAATCTTTTAGCGCACCATGGCGTCAAAGGTATGAAGTGGGGTGTTCGTCGAAAAGCTACAGTCGGTCCACAAGAGGTTGTTGTTCGAGATAGTAGAAAGAAGATCAAAACTTCCGGCGGTGGCGGACATCCAGCTACTTCAGAAGCTATTCGCGCTCGTACAACTGGACAAATAGTAAAGAAAAGCGGTGTCAAAGCTCTTTCCGATGAACAACTGCAGTCCTATGCAAAGCGAATTCGTCTTGAACAAGAAGTAGCGCGACTTCATTATAATGAAAAACCTGCTGCAGAAAGATTCGTATTGAAAGCTCTTGGACGAGCTGGGAATCAAAGTGTTGATAAAGCTGCAAATGAAGGTTCAAGAAAAGTTGGTGCAGCACTTGCAGCTAGACAAGCCGCCAAAGCTGCTGCCAAAGCTGCTGCTGTAGCTGCTTAGAAAGGAGGGTTGGCGTGGGTCTGTCTAACACCGCGATTCCGGTCTATTATGGTCGGTTTCGCGAGGCAGTCCTCCGAGGAGAAATCCCTGTAAATAGAGAGATCTCGATGGAGATGAATCGGATAGATTCGCTCATCGCTAACCCTAATATCTATTATGATGATGAAGCTGTAGAAGGATTTATTAGATATTGTGAAGGGGAACTGACCCTGACCGATGGGTCGGATCTCCATCTGCTTGACTCCTTCAAACTATGGGCGGAACAAATCTTTGGTTGGTACTTTTTCGTTGAGCGTAGTGTCTATATTCCGTCTAAAGATGGTCATGGTGGTCATTATGAGAAGAGGGAGATCAAGAAACGGCTAACCCTTAAACAATATCTAATTGTTGCTCGAGGAGCGGCAAAATCCATGTATGCGTCAGTGATTCAGAGCTATTTTCTGAACGTTGACACAGCTACAACGCATCAAGTCACAACTGCGCCTACTATGAAACAAGCCGATGAGGTTATGAGCCCGTTTCGAACGGCTATCACGCGTGCGCGCGGACCTCTATTTAAATTCCTCACTGAGGGTTCATTACAGAATACTACTGGATCGAGGGCTAATCGTGTT